TTCTGGTCCTCTTATATTTGACCAGTTTATTTGGTCAAACAAATCTTGATTATCTTTAAACCAAGCTATTAATTCATGAAAACGAAGGACAGATAAAAATGATATAGCTCCATTTATATTTACAAACACATTTGGGTATTCATTAACATGTCTTACATTATTAACAATCTCTTCCCAATTCGATCTACGTCTTATATAATCATTTGCTTTACCATAAGCATCTAATGATACTGTAAATTCAAATCTTGCAAAGTCAGGAATAAATTTTGAAATCTTCACTCTATCAAATTCTATCACACTCATATTAGTTTGATACTTACAATACATATGTTGTGATTCACCTGTTTCAACTATTTTTTCTAATAGTGTATAAAAAGGTTTCATTACTAATGGTTCACCACCAATTAATTTTAAATTATATATGTATGGAGCAAGAGCAACTATTTGTTCTATAATTTCATCAACTCGATCTGAAGAAACAGTACCTATTTTTTGTAGATAGCCATCACTAAAAACTTTTTGGTCTTCCATATGTTCTCCATGCATTGTTTCTGTGCGAACACTTGAATCAAATGGTATACACATATAACAATCTAAATTACATTTATTACCAAAAGCTTTTACTTGCACTTCAAATAACCTTTCAGAAAACAATGCATCTTCCCTTTTGTCAAGATTCATTAAGGCAAGTTTAAATCTTTGTACAACCATTTCTATTCTTGGCCAAAGATAATGATTATTAGATATAATTTTTAAAGATGCTTGACGTCTTGATCTTCCATAATTTTTTTCTTGTTTTCTACATGATGAACATACTTTCTCTACCATTTCAAGATCAGAACCAGGAGTTAACATTTCATAACGAAGATCATTTAAAACCAGATCTCTAACATAATAATTTTTAGCACTAACATTTGCCATGTTAGGTCCTAAAGGTTTATTCCATTTATCATGAGATTGTGCCCAAGAGCATGGAAGTAATTGACCATCAGTATTAGTATATATTAAACTAAACGGAGCAGGACAAAACCATATATCTTCATTTTTCACTTGATTAAATAAATGATCTTCGTCTGTAAACCATGCACTCGTATCTACTTTTCCGTCACCAAGATAATTATCTCCTGGTCCGCCTTTAGTCAATTTATCCATTATCTATCTTCTTTTGGTATATAATATTCCTTTAATTCTGGGAAGACATCAAATAGGTGCATTTCCCATCTTGTGCCTTCATAATATTTGTCAGCATCTAATAAGTAGTCAAATGTTTCTTGTATATCTATTTCTGGATTAGGAGGTAAACGTAAAGCTTCTTGAATATCTGGCCAACCCTTATATTTAGGTAGTAAATCTTTCTTTAATTTTTCTGGTAAGTTATTTACTCTGAGGTGCATTGGGTCTTCTAACATTGCCCAATTAATTTGGTCAATCATATCTTTACCTTCGTCTAAACACCAATCGATAACTTCATAAAATCTCATTACACTAAGGAAAGAAACTAATCCATTAAAGTCGACATCAACATTATCATATGTTTCACAAATACGAGCATTATCTACAATCTTATCCCAACTACATCTTCTTCTCATGTATTCAATTGTTTTACCAATACCATCAACTGAACCAACCATCGATACTCTTCTAAACTTAGGTATATAATTAAAGATATTATGTTTACCAGCTTTTGTCTCTGTTAAATTTGTTTGGTATTTAAGATAGATATGTTCAGCATCTCCTGATTCAATTAATCTATCAAGCAATTCGTAATGCTTCTTCATAATAAGAGGTTCACCACCAATAACCTTAATACTTCTTATATACTTTGACATCTCCATAGTTTGATCAACCATAGATTTGGTATTTGTTATAGGAAAGGTTTCAGTATGTATAGGTATTCTCCACATACCATCTTTATCTTTCTCTACATCGGGTTCATTTAATATTTCAGTTTTATCTCTTGTTACCCACTTATAAAAATCTTTTGCGGTTTGGTCTAACTTACCAAATATTGCATCATTCCATACACCTTCGAAGGCAACTTTCTGGCGAATTGTAGAATTAGCATGAGTACACATATAACAATCTAAGTTACATTCAGAACCATAAACTTTTAATTGTACCTCAATAATCCTTTCATCAAAATCAAAGAATCCACTTGCTTGATACATTTTAACGGCTCGATCAACTTTCTTCCAAAATGAAGAATCATTACTATGTATTTTCATACAAGCTGTACGTCTTGATTTACCATAACGATCTTCATCTTCTAAACATCTTACACAATGTTTCTTTACATATTCGCCTTCTCTTCCTACATTTGGATCCAGCATTTCATTACGAATACCATTCATGGCATCTCCTGTCATCCACTCTCTCATTGTAGTATTTAGAATATTAGATTTACCATCAGGTTTACCAAAACAACATGGTTGATAATTACCATCTATCTCCATGTATAACTGAGTAAATGGAATATCACAAAAGAATAATTCTTGATCTTTAGCTTTTTGAGCTAATGTTCCTTTATCAAGTAAATCTGGAATTAGTCTCCATTCATTTCTTTTACGGCCTTCATCGTCATGTGTTTTTAATGGATCTACAAACCATGTGTCTGTATTTACATTACCTCCAGTAGATTTATCTCCTGGTCCACCCTTTGTCATATGCTTTGGTAGTGGTGATACGTTTGTATGCATTTTATTACTCATTATTTTCCTATTTAAATATATTTTCCCAATGGTCGGCCCATTGATTTTCTACTTTTGTTGTAATATCTATGTATTCCGAAAGACCTTCAGCTTTAATTTCTTTATATAATTTTGCAAATGTTTCTATATATATTTCAGTATCCGTAACACCTGGCATTTGATAATCAGCACACATAGGAAGTAATATTTCTACATACCATCCTTGTTTTGCCCATTCAAATGCTGAATATGGTTTAGATGTTGTAACACAGCCTAGTGTATTTGTTCCACCAAAAATGATAGGAGTTTCTTTCGTGTTTTTTATAACTTCTAATCCTTCATATTCAACTCTATCTATAATATCTTGAATAGACGGTGTTGCCCCACCTTCGTATTGTAACATCTTTACATCGCCACCTTCTTGATCTTCTACCCGTAGCATTTCATCAAATTCCCACATGCGTGAATGATGCATATTATAATCATGAAAAGATATTATGACTGATGGCTTACGAGATAGATCTCTTCCAGGAAATGCCAATTGTTTTAGATAGCTAAACCTCATTCCATTCATAAATGGTGTACCAATTCCTCTACGGCCTTCCATATGAGGTAACATAATTAATGTTCTTTTATTCTTAAAACCCATAATATATTATACCATACTTTCTATCTAATGTACATATTTATATCCAACGAATTACTTCGTTTGGCTCAGGTTTTTTATCAATTTCTGATTCTTCTGAAGTTATAAAATCTCTTCTTGCTTGTTCACAATATCCAATTGTCATAAGTAATATAACATTATGTTCTATCCATGGCATATCTGACCATGAAGCTTTATCTGTTGGAAAACAGAGGATACATGATGTGTCTAATCCTTCTTCAAGCGCAAATGCTGTTAGGTTAGAATGAAACATACCAACTTCTACACTCACTGATTGCATGTTGTTATTTACTTCATCTTCGTGCATTTGTTCATAGTATGCACCTCCCTCCACATTTTTAGCAATAAAACCATTTGGCTCGCATACTCTTTGAGAAAAAACTAAAAGATATGGTGCAGATGATAGATGTTCGAAGAACCGATTATTCTCAGTTGAACTTGGTGCACCAAAGTTCTTTGCGTTCATTGTATCATTATTGTTTTGAGACTTTTGCCATATTGATTTTTTCTCAGCTGCTTTATCTGGTCCTAACACATTTACGTGATAAGGCATAAAACTATTTTTTGACGGTGTTACTTTCCAAGATTTCCATAATATTTTTTCTATTAAAGCTTTATCTGGGGGTGTATCAGTAAAAGACATACAATGACGTCTTTTATCTAGTAATTCTAATTGATCCATGTTTCTCTCCTTTAAATAATTTGTTATTGTCTAGATGTTCACATAATTCTTTCCATCCACCTTCTTTTGGATTTAATATTATTTGAACCCACCACTTGTTTTTTGGGCTATCCCAACGAACTGTATGCTGATAGCTTGGCCCATTATGTAGAATACCAATTACATCTCCGTTATCATCTTTTCTATATTCGTGTTCATAAACAACTTCATGAACATGATTTAAATATTGTAGTTTGTAATTACTATTTTTTTCTATATCAAACGGGAATATTAAAACATATCCGCTATCTATATGTGGTACAAAACCTACACCACCTCTTTGTTCACTTAAATAAGCACGTACTTCAGCAACATGTTTTCCTGAAGCTAGATCTTCTGGACTAAGTTTTCCTTTCCAATTTGTTTCTTCTTCGCCGCTATGAAATAAATCTTTATTAATAATATTATATATTTCATGGTCTTTTGGAATTCTATGATGAGTTATACCTTCATACCATACTTCACCTTTTGGTTTTTTCTTTAAAACCTCTTTATGAAAATCTTGAACAGAATTAACAATACCAGTTACGTGTGGTAATTCTATAGCGTATTCTCTCGAGTTCCATCCTTTATTATCATGATTAATAAAATAATGTCTTTTTAATTCAGGAAATACATCTAATAAATTCATTTCCCATTGAGTTCCCTCATAGGATTTATCCATATCCATGCAGTATTTATATAATTCTTTAGCATTAAAGTCGGTTTCTTGTGGTAACATTAAAAGATCGACAATACCAGAATATTCTGGCCATTTTTTGTATTCTTCAATTAATACATCTTTTAAATTCGTTGGTAAATTATTTGCTTTCATTTGATGAGGATCATCTATTGGCCACCAATTTACACGTTGAATCTCTGGAAATTCTTCTCTAATTTTATATAGATTAAAGACACTAAAAAACGTAGCAACAGAATTAATATCAACTTGCACATTTGGATATTTTTGGAATTCTCTTATATTTTTTACAATCGTATCATAATCAGATCTTCTTCGAATATAATCATTTGCTTTACCAACAGAATCTAATGATACAACAACTAAAACAGTTTT